TATGGGTGCAGTTCTAGGTATTGCGGCATTTGGTCGTACACAGGAAAAACTAGGAGGAGCAAATAATGGCGGATTACAAGCACCAGGAACAGGATTTGCGGGCGGGACTCCAGCATTTGGCTCGCCGCAATCAGGAGGCTTCGGCAACTCCGGCGGGTTTGGTTCATCAGCACCAAGCAACAATAGTTTCAGCACTCAACCCATGGGAAGCGGCTTTGGCAGCGCACCAGCACAAGGTAGTTTTGGATCAACAGCAACCATGGCTCCGACACCAGGCATGCCTGGAGTAAACAGACGTCCATCTGGACCTGCACAGCCGTTTGATAGCGATTTTATGCCGCCAAGAGATTGACCTTTATTATCTAAGACTGTATAATTAGTAGTATGAACTACTATGAAACATTAGGTGTAAAAGAAAACGCAGAGCAGGATGATATAAAAAAGGCCTACAAAAAGTTGGCCATGAAACATCATCCTGATCGTGGCGGCGACGAAAAAACTTTCCAATCAATAAGCCAAGCATACGACACCCTTGGCGATGCTGCCAAACGATCTCAATACGACAATGAACGGTTACATCGGCCACATATCCATGTACGCACAGGTGGGTTTGGCGGATTTGAAGATATTTTTGGCCAGGCATTTAGTTTTGGACAACACGGTGGGCAGTGGGATCCATTTTCTCAAGGTATGAGAAAAAATAGAGATTTAAATATCAATTGTAAGGTATCTTTCAAAGACAGTTTTTTAGGAAAACAACTAGAAGCCACTTACACACTGCCATCGGGTAAAAAACAAACCGTGGCAATCAATGTGCCGCAGGGCATTAGTCATGGACAAACTATCAAGTATCAAGGATTAGGTGACGATGCACATCCAAACCTTCAACGTGGTGATTTAAACGTCACTGTGATAGTTGAATCAGATCCGTTGTATCAAAGACTAGGCGACAACATAATTTTTATGTTGCAAGTTTCTGTGTTCGAGGCCATGATTGGATGCAGTAAAAAAATCCAATCATTAGACGGCACCAAATTAGATTTAAAAATACGAGCAGGTACACAACATGGTACCGAGTTTGTGTGCAAGGGTCGTGGGTTTAACAATTCAACCAACGGAAGAACTGGAGACCTTTTAGTCAAGGTAGTGGTAAATGTACCAGAAATAACTGATATTATATTAGTTGATCGGGTACTGAAGTTACAAAATGAATTTAATAATCATAATAAATCAACTGGTTGATTTTTCATAAAAAATCTGTTATAATAAATCTTGTATTAAAGGAAAAATAAAATGGTAGAGCCAAGTGGCGAATTGCAAATGGTCTTTGACAAAGCTATAGATGTTGCTAAAAAATTAAATCACGAATACATTACATTAGAACACCTGTGTTTTGCTATGTTGTGCGAAGAATCTTTTAGTAAATGCGTTTCTGGGTTTGGAGCAGATACTGATTATATACGTAAAAATCTCGAACACTATCTCAAAAACAAGTTGACTGAGATTGTGATACCAGAGGGTGTAACTAAACCTAAAAAAACTCAGGCTGTTGAACGTGCTCTCAATCGTGCATTTACCCAGGTATTATTTAATGGTCGTCAGAAAATTGAATGTACCGATGTCTTTCTTGCCATCATGAGTGAGAAAAAGTCTTTTGCATTCTATTACATACAGCAGGCCAACATTGACAAAGATAAATTTGCCGACTATTTAAACAATGAATTAGACAGCACAGATGAAGAAACAGAAAATCAGTCAACCAAAGCCTTGAAAGCATTTACAACCAATCTTAATGAATTGGTATCTAAGGATAAAGTTGATCCAGTTATTGGCCGAATCGAAGAACTTGAAAATATTGCATTGGCTTTAGGTCGACGTAGCAAAAACAACGTTATTCTTGTAGGAGATCCAGGAGTAGGTAAAACTGCCATTGCAGAAGGTCTTGCTTACAACATTGTAAAAGGTGCTGTTCCAGAATTTCTTAAAAATTACACTGTGTACAATCTTGATATATCTGCCATGCTGGCTGGTTCAAAATATCGCGGTGACTTTGAAGAACGATTTAAACTGGTACTGGCTGCTCTGCAGAAAAAAGGCAAGACTGTGCTGTTTATTGACGAAGCACATATGATCAGTGGTGCTGGATCTGCCAGTAACAGTGCCAACGATCTCGCCAACATGATGAAGCCGGCATTGAGCAAGGGCAATATCAAAGTGGTTGCCAGCACTACTTGGGAAGAATATCGCAAGCATTTTGAAAAGGATCGTGCATTGATGCGCAGATTCCAGCGCATTACTGTTGAAGAACCTACAGAAGAAATGACTCTGCAGATCCTCAAAGGCATTAAAAAGTATTACGAACAATTCCATAATGTAAAAATTAAGGACGATGCATTACAGGCTGCAATTAAATTAAGTGTCAAATATCAAACAGATAAAAAGTTGCCGGACAAAGCCATTGACTTAATTGATTGTGCGTGTTCACGATTTAATATCAAACTGGCAGACAATCGAGTCATTAGTGAACAAGAAATTCAATTTGAACTCAGCAAGATGATTCAGATGCCTGCTGAAGTGATTATGGAATCAGAATCCAGTAATCTTAGCAATTTGATGAGCAACTTGCAGAATGAAGTATACGGACAAGATTCCGCTATTGAAACTGTTGTTGACAAGATTCTTGTGGCTCGTGCAGGATTGAAATCAGAAAATAAACCAGTTGGATCTTTCGTATTCATGGGGCCAACAGGGTGCGGAAAAACTGAGACTGCTAAATCTTTGAGTAAACATCTCGGTGTTAAATTATTGCGATTTGATATGAGTGAATATCAAGAAAAACACAGTGTGAGTAAACTGATTGGTTCTCCTCCGGGATATGTAGGTTTTGAAGAAAATGCAGGTCTATTGATTACTCAGATTCAAGAGAACCCAAATGCTGTGTTGTTGTTTGACGAAGTAGAGAAATCTCATCCTGATGTGTCAACTATCTTGTTGCAAATGATGGACAATGGATTTATCACTGGCAGCAATGGTAAGAAAGCAGACTGCCGTAATATTGTGTTGATTTTGACTACCAATGCAGGTGCGCAAGCCAGCGAGAAAAATCACATAGGATTTGGTCAACAAGAAAAAGAGTACAGTGATACTGACCTCAAGAAATTCTTTGCTCCAGAGTTCCGTAATCGTTTAGACGGTGTTATTACGTTTGCTAAACTCAGCAAAGAAACAATGATCAAAATTGTTGGTAAGTTTATGGTAGAACTGAAAAATCAGGTACATGAAAAAGGTATCAAAATCAAACTGCGTGATGATGCTGTGGATTGGTTGGTTAAACAAGGATTCGATAGTAAAATGGGTGCAAGGCCATTACAACGAGTTATTGACAAAGAAATTAAACGTCCATTGGCTAAAATGATGTTGTTCGGGGATTTAAAGAACGGCGGCATTGTTACTATTGATATTGCTGATAATCAGTTAGTGATAATTCCAAAAGTTAAAATTGCAAAATTAGAATACCATGAGCAACCTTCAACCGATCAAAGTTAAACCTAGTCAAAAACTATTTAATGGGATATACAGATATAAAACTGTGATAATTTGTCCAGCAGCCGCTTGGTTTAGGGGAAACAACACAGATCATGCTGGCCACATGCTGGACAAATATGCATTGGGTCATCTTCTTAGATATCAGTGTCTTAATATTAAAAACTCAACAGACTATCTTTATTCTGTTGAGGTGTTGAATTTATTAAAAAGTTTTAGTGATTATGAATTGAGAATTGAACAACCTCTACTGAGTTTTTATACTAATCAGTTAGATTCGGCGGTGGCTTTGGCCAATTTAGATGCACAACGCACAAAATACATGTGTGGGCCGCCCGAAAATGTTGTAATCAACACAGGTGAAATAATATTAAAACGAATTCCCTATGCTTACAAAGTTACTCTAGGCAAAACTAAAAAAAACTACAGCAGTTTTGTAGATTGGAGTACAAAGATAAACAAGATTAAGATGACTAAAACTTGTAAAAAAAATCTGTGCAAAGATCGCAGTTGGGGAGGGTTTTACTTCTATGTCAAAGACGATGCCACTATGTCCATGGTTAAGATGTTCATTAACAGCGATATACTTAGAATTGATAAAATTATAAACCTAACTAAATAATTACTATGCCAGTATTAAGCAGCACATTAATCTCGAGTACCAGTCATCCATCTGATAGTTCAGTGGTAACAATTACCAGTGAAAAATTCAAAGGTGACGGTTATTACGGTCGCAGTGACGGTTTACACACTGTACAATTAAAATTTACTGGCTTTATTGGTACGTTTAAAATGCAAGGTGCGCTGGCTATTGATCCAGTGGCTGCCGACTGGTTCAACATTACTGGCACTGATCTAACATATGCCAGCAGTACTGATGTTGCTGTTCTACAAAACTTCACTGGTAATTTTGTATGGTTACGCTGTGTTATCACATATACCGACGGTACTGTGAATTTTGTTTTACTAAACCACTAACCTAATCTCAAATACTCGATAAATAATGCATAGTCGTCTTTTCGATGGTGTAAATTTATGAAAATATTTGAAATTTTTAGTCCCAATTCTGAAGAAGCATTTTCTCCTAGTTATGATCTAGGAGACGATCTACAATACTTCATGAACAATGATCCTGAATTCTACAGGAAAAACTATTATCCCTTTGTCATGCGAGTAAAAGAAGCCAAAGTCAACAAGACTAAATTTACAGCCAAGGCATTTGAAGCCATAGTCAATCATGCTTACAAAGTATACAAAGAAACGTTTACAGAAGAAAAAAACTTACCCAACGAATTAGACGAAGAATTAGTCAAAGAAATTTGTGAAACTCTTCACAGGCAAGAAATAAAAAACATCGAAGAAGGGCATTATGATGATGTTAACTGAAGGCGGAAACATCTGGCCCGAAACTACTGACTATGATCAGACTGTTGAAATGATTGACGGGCTTGTTGGTGCCACCGAAGACTTAATTAAAGATACCGGATTACAACTTTTTGTCATAGGCAGCAGTGCAAATCCCACACAAAATGTGTATATAGGTGATCAACTGATTGGTATATTTAGAGAACGCCAAAAAAAATTCATACCGTTGGACAAGTTAAAAGACACGTATCTACCGGGACAACTGCCCAGCAATGCAAGATTGATACCTAAGAAATCTGGAGATTTAGATGTAATGGTTGACGGGCGCCAAGCATCTGAGTATTTTCAAACCAACGACAGCAAGACCACTAGACAGGCATTAGACACCATGTTGGAAAAGATCGGTGTAAAGACTCGCAAAGCAGGAGTCACAGTGCATATCATGGTTCCTTATCAAGATAAATTTTACCAAGTTGACGTCAAAGTAGTTGACAAGGCAGAACGAGTAAGCAAATTTCATTTACACGATATTCCGCCTGGCAGTCCATATAAGGGTGTTAACAAACAAATGATGATGAACACACTGGCCAGTAGTCAAGGACTATTGTGGAGTCCTGACGAAGGACTTTACAAACGTGATGCAGCCGGTAAGAAAGGTGAGTTTATCACAGACGAATTAGATGACATTGCAAAATACCTGTTAGGTAGTAGTGCCGGTGCTGCCGATCTAGGCAGTGTAGAAAGTATTATGGCTGCTATTCCCGATGATGCTAAACGCAATGATGTATTTGCCAAAGCCAAAGCCAGTGCCAGTTGGCAAGCAGCCACTCCTGATGCCGGTACCAATGAATGGTTTGTGCGCATAAGGAACAAATTGATATGAGATTTAGAGAATTTGTTCTTAAAGAATCTGCTGCACCAACTGTTGGGCGTAAGTATCAACACGTTGAAGATTTAATCTTTACTGGTATTCCATCAAAGAACATACCTGCCGGTGCCGAGGGCGGTCGTGCTGCTGTTAGAATTATACAAGGCATGGCTAGCACTGGCGGTGCCAACGAAATTAAATGGGATGGCAGTCCTGTAGTATATTGGGGACGCGACGAAGATGGCACATTTAGACTTATACCTAAAAATGCTTGGGATTATTTAAAGCGTGGTAAAACACAGGCCGGGGACGGTGTAACTACACTGATGTCTAGTCCAGACGACATTAAAAACTTTATTCTGGGCACTGGTAAAGCAGAACCTGGAAAAGAAAAACAACGTCAAAGTTATGCAAAAAAATTATCAGACCTATGGCAATACTTTGAAAGTATAAGTCCTGAAAAAGGATTTATTGAGGGTGGTTTATTGTTTTATCCTGGCAAAAAACCCAATGGTGAACCTGCGCAAGCAATACTAAATCCTAAAACCGGCGAATATGAATTTACTCCCAACATTACTACTTTTCACATTGGCAAAGACAGTGTCCTAGGTGAACGTATCAAAGGTGCTAAATTAATGGTGGCCGCTACTGGTTA